TTCCTTGAAACTGTATTTTTTATTTCTTCTACCTTACTACTTGCAGAGTTTTTCATATCCTCATATTTATTGGTAACATCTGACCACATTTCTTTCATTTTTCGAACAACATCATCTTTCATAACCTGATATTTCGACTTTACTTGACCAGTTTCCCAATCTACTTGATTCACATGTTCACCAGCTTGTGATTTAGCTTCATCTACAATTTCTCTATGTTTGTCTTTAGCTGTAGACACTGTACTGTCATACTGACGTTTCGCCTCTGCAATGATTGCATTCGCTTCCTCTGCTGTAATGGTTTTATTTTCATCACGTTGACGAATCGCCTCTGCAATTTTTTCATCGCGGGTCTTTTTCGCATCTTCAATAACTTTATCCCTTGCTTTAGCGCTATTCTCTACAACTTCTGCTGCCTGTCTAGCTGAAATTTCACTAGCCTGTACGCGCATATTTTCAAGAATAACTTTTTGTTCCATTTGATTTTTAGACATATGCTCTACAGCAACTCTGTCCATTTCATCCTGCAATGCTTGTAAAGAGATGCGTTCAGAGGTCGTCAATTCTCTATTTTCTCTAGCTGCTGTTTGTAAAATTTCTTTAATTTTATTTTCCTTTTCCTGTGTTTTTAGCTTTTCTTGTTCATAATGTTGATTTAACTGTTCGATTCGTTTGTTCTCTTCTTCAGCGGTCAATACATATGAATCCGCAAAGAATTTTTTAAGTCCTTCAATTTCTTTTTGCTGCCTTGCATTTGTTTTTTCAATGATTGTATTAGCTAACTTGTCATATTGACCTATTAACTTCTGTGACTGCTCCTCTGTTATCACTTCATGGTTCAATCTAATTTCAGTTAACTTTTGTCTAATACCATCAGACAACTTGAAATACTCACCAAGAACTTTCTTTGTGGACGAACTTATTTTCCCTTCTGTATTTGTAGCAAAACGATCTACCGAAGCGATACTGTCCTCTGTTGCTTTTTGATATCCTTTATATGCTAATACCCCAACACCAACAGCGGCTGCTACTACCCCTAAAGCAATTGCTACTGGTCCCAATGCTGCGGCTAACAAACCTGCGACTCCACCTGCTATCCCTAAAGAAGTTGCTAAAGTCCCTAATGCAACCCCTAAAGCGCCAATCCCTGAAACCACCATTCCAACTGCTGCTAGAACTACTCCAATAACCGTTGCAATAGCCGTTAAAGCAAGAACAATACCACCTGTAATTGCGATTGCCTTTTGTATTGGTCCAGGCAGTGCATTGAAACCATCCACAAGTTTCTGTAATCCAGCGACAAAAGCACTTACCACAGGAGCGAGTGCATCACCAATTGTTTTTTTTATTGTGTCAAACGCTCCACTTAATTGTTCGATACGACCTTTCAAAGTGTTCATTTTCGTATTAGCGGTCTCTAAAGCAGTAACTTTGGACATCTCGGTATACATTTTATTTACACCTTGTGATCCTTCATTAAACAGAATCGTTGCACCACGAACTGCGTCTGATCCGAATAATGTTTCTAAAGCCATACTTCGTTGTTGGTCTGTTAAATCTTTCATAGATTCGTGAAGAATCCCAGATATATTTTCTAAACTTTGGATGTGCCCTTCTTGATCGTAAAATTTAGAAGATAAGAAAGCCGAACTAGTTGCTAATTCACGGAATGTAGTATCACACTTATCATTCCATTTCTTTACACCTTCCGTTTTCATTACATAACTCTCTAACGCAACTTCAATATCTCCTACACTTCTAGATGCTGGTGTGATTCCGTTTTTAACCAAGAAATCAAATCCAGCTTGCGCATTATAAGTGATAAGACCTAAATCTGCCATCTTGTTATACGCTTCTTTAGTTGAAGGATTTAACCTCATGAGCATTGTTTTTAATGACGTACCTGCATCAGAACCTTTTACACTTGTTATATATGAGCTCTTTATCTCATATTCTCCAATTTTCACTGGAGTATCGGACTATATCATCATCCTCGTCTTCCACGTTAGGATGGAACGCGCTCGTGGAGGTTTCAACGTTTCTCGCTTACTTCCTCTAGTCTCTACACCTTCTGAATATTCCTACCCAGCTTGGCTCGGTATTAGCATAGTTTTCACCGTAGCTTTCACCGAATTCACGTCCTTTACGCTGCGAATTTCTTCACAACGGGGCTATCTGTTAACCCATTCTGTGCAAAAACTGCTAAGGCTGTTGATGTATCTTTAAATGTCATACCTGCCCCTGCGGCAACTGCTGCGGAAGCTGATAGGCCATATTTTAGTTCATGCACGTCTGTGGCTGAAGCATTAGCAGCCCCTGCAAGTAAATTGGCAGCATCTGTAACACTTAAACCATCCTTTTTAAATGCATTCAATGCGGTAGAAGCAATTTCAGCCGCTTCACCTAACTCTAATTCTCCTGCTGCCGCTAAGTTTAATGCTCCTTCTAATCCACCATTGATAATGTCCTTTAAACTAACACCGGCTTTTATTAATTCTTCAATCCCTTTTCCAGCTTCAACAGAAGAATATTTCGTATCTTCCCCATATTTAACAGCTAATTCGGAGAGTTTACTCATTTCTTGTCCCGTTGCACCCGATACAGCCTTTATATTAGCCATTTGTTGTTCAAAGTTCATTGATTCTTCCACAGCTGATTTTAGACCTCGACCAATTGCATAAGTCATACCACCAAATACCATGCCAATCTGCATTCCGGCATTCTGCAAATGATTACCTAATGACTCCATTCGATTCCCAAAGTTAAGCAGTCTATTTCCCTGTTCTTCTAACTCACGATTAGACTGTTGTAATTGTGTTTCAAATCGATTTAGTTCACCTGTTGCTCGATGGATTTGCTCGGCATATCGTTGTGCTGATTGACTCGCTTCTCCTTCTTCTGCCTTGGCCCGGTTATATGCTGATTGAAGTTCTCTAATTTTTTCTTTCTGTTTATCTACCATACGAGATAAAACATCAATTTTAGCTCGTGTTTGGTCAGTTGCATTAGAAAAACCACCCATGCCTGTTGTAACGGACTGGAATTCAGCTTGTAAAGCTTTTAAAGAGTTGTTTAACTTATCCATTCCTTTTTGTTCAGCTTGACGGTTTACTTGTTTTAATTCATTTTCAAATCTATTTAAATCAGCAACAGCTCTATTAACTTGTGAAGCATATCGCTGGGTTGCTGCATCATTTTCACCTAATTTAGCCTTATTTTGATCATAGGCTTGTCTTAATGCTCTAACTTTCTCTTTTTGCGCTTCAATCAGTCTGTTAAGTGCATCTGTTTTAGCACGTGTTTGGTCACTAGCGTTAGCGAAGCCACCCATACCAGTACTGATGGATTTCAATTCGTTCTGTAATGTTCTTACGGCACGTCCTGAATTTGCTATACCTTGACGAAAATTCACATTATCAAGGGACAGCCTAACGACTAAATTATTCATTTCATTCGCCATCATCTTCCCCCTCCTTAGATAATGTTTTCTGCTGGAACTTCAATTTCATTCGAATTCTGATTTTGGCTATTCGATTCACCTTGTTCACGATATTTCTGATTCAACCTTAAATAATGCCAAATATCCATTTCATTATCGATGTGATGATGTTTATATCCTTGGCGTAATAAAGAGAGGTAGAGCTCATCCATAAACTCACTGAACGTTAGCCCCCCTCCCTCTACGCGTTTGGGTTTGTTTCTTCCCCAGTTCCTGGTGTGCCACCAGCCGCTTCCACAGTTGCATTAATAATTGCATTAATTACGTCTGAAGTTGTCGATAAGAATTTACGAGCATCCACACCATCCCAATATTGATCCAATGTAAATTGTTCTCCGTAAACTTTTACTACATATTGAACCATTTTATCCATATCCTCAGGCCCAGGATTGTTTGGAATATCAGCAAGTTCAGGTGCTTGACGAATCAAACGAGCCGGAATAAACTCCGGTAAATTAAAGGTTTTCTTTTCTTTATTGATTATTAATGTTAGTTTCATAGGTATTCCTCCTCGTTAATAAAAAAGAGAGAGCTTTTGCCCCCTCTTACTTTCCTGCTGGTGGTGTTGCTGTTTTTTCATATACCTTTTTGAACCAGTTATCACCAACGGCTTTTGTAAATGTAGGCTCATCAGCATCAGCTGTAAATTTAGGTCTATCATCAAAGTCACGTTCAATGAATGAGCCTTTAAGTTTTGTAGTTTGGAAGTTTGGTTTATCCTTCTTAGTTTCAGCTTCTTCTTCCTCTTGTGAAAGCTTCCCTTTGAGTAACCAAACATAACGGTATTTACCATTGCCCTTTAAAAAGCGCCATCCGATTGCTAAATATGGCTTTTCTCCCTCTCGTTTTTCATCTAATACGCCATCTGTAACTTCTGGATACCCTTCAATATCTGCTTTCGCTGATAAGGAAAGTCCACGAACTTCAATTTCAACTTCCACTTCTCCGTCAGATTCAGCAATCTCTGATTTTTTATTATCACTCCACATAATTTCTGAAGCTACTTTTTTAGAAGTTTTAACCTTCACTGCCCCTTCTAACTTCTTTACATCTGCATATGAAACACCTGATGCATCATCTTTTAATAGTTTTGCATATACAAGACTATCTACACCGACAGTCGAACTAATTGTAATAATTTCTCCAGACATCTATAACTCCACTCCTTTCGCGAATCGCATCGCGTAATGAAAAATTTGTGTATCATCTTCATACAAATCAGCTACTGCATAACGTGAGAAACCAATATCTTTCATGATTTCATTTACTTTTTGATGGATTGCTGTTGTACTACCTTTTGACCAAATATCGATTTGGAATGTGATTTCACTTTCACTTTCATCATTATCTGCAAACCCATCTGGCCTATTGTCTAATTCAAAAAATGTAATCCGTGGAAACTCTTCAGCATTTTTGGCTTTACGATAATAAATACGTCTTCCACCTAATAAGGAAACAAGCTCCTGATTATTTTCAAGAGCTTGCACGATTTCAGGTCGTAAATTTATCATACATTCAGCCTCATCTCATTCTTTAAGATGTCTGTCATAGCACGTACTGCATCCGCTTTAGAAGCGTTAAAACCTGGTTCTATAAATGGATGTGCCGGCATTTTAGAAGTACCCCACTCTAAAAATTTCCCATAAAAATATGGAGAACGATCCGCTTTGTCTATTCCAATCTTGATCGTTTTCACACCATTTTCCATTCGCGCCTTTGTAACCCGTATATTATCAAGCAAATGTTGGCCTGTACGCCAGGGTTCACTTTTGGACGGTTTCTTAGGGCTTGAACTCCTCGGTTCACTTCTTTCAGCAATGGCTTTTCGAATTTGCTCACCACCAGCCGCAAGTGCTCTATCTTCAATCTTTTCTCCACGTAAACCCATTTGTTCTAATTCAGATATCAAGCGATCAAAGCCTAAAAAATCAACACCATCAGCCATTCATTCCACCACGCTTCCACATAATTGATAAGGTGTGTTTTTCAGTTGGAATAACTGAAACAATGTCATACATTACGTTCTTATATTTAATCTTCATATCAGCATTCACATCAGCACGATATCGGATTTCTGTTTCACCTTGAATTTCGCTATTAGCTGCCGCTGCTTCAAAGTATTTTCTTCCTTTTAAAAAAATAAAAGAGCCCCATACAGTAAAGGAATCCTTGTAACCTTCTATTGGATCACCGTCTGGGCCCTTTGCTTCATCGTCTTTCACTTGAAATGTAAGACGTTTATCTAATTTACCTGGATTCACTTGAATCACCACCACAATATTGCAACTGAACTAATATCGACTGCAAACTAAATGCCAATTGTTCAGCTTTTCCAACTGCTTCACGATTTTCATGCCAATGAGCAATTAAAATACGAGCTGCTAATTTAGCAAGCTCGCTTTTTAAGTCCACATTTTTACTTGTAGCATTTTTAATATATATTTCAGCTGCTATTACGAAAGATGTAATGAGATCGTCCTCCTCATCACCATCCACACGAAGATACTTCTTTGCTTCCTCTAATGTTAGCACCAAGAAGGACACCTCCTACCTTATTAAGCTCCTGTTTTAGGTGCAACTGTAATTTGTCCATATACAACCGCTTCTGTATCCCACAATGTCACGTCTTCACGTTCAATTGCTCGGAATTCTGTTGTATTGCCTCTCCAAGCACTTCCACCCTCTTTCGTCATATCAAGGGATAACTGCTGTCTATCCCATAACACAACCGCTTCTTTCAAATCCCCAACAATAAATGGTGCTTTACCATCTTTATCTGTAGCAATTGTCTTATTGGACAAAACAATAACTGGCTTTCCTGACAGTAACTTACGAGTTGGATTTGTTGGATCTGGTTGAAGAAGCGGACGACCATCCTTATCTTCTAATTGATCTAAGTAATTGAATCCATCTTGGTTTGTAATAATGTTTGCTACAGCTGAGAAAGCTGGATCTAATGTGACATTTAATGCAGTTTTAATGCCTTTATAATCCTTTAAATCAACTTTTGTTAATTTGTTGATTTCTTGTAAAATTAAATAATTACGAGTTGCAATAGATTTCTTCGCAATCCACTGACGTAAATAAGCTTCTAGCGCTTGATCCGTATCATTTAATAAATCATTTGGTACAGGTAGGAATCCTGCATAATCCTCAATAACATACGGCAAACGATCAAATTGTGGTGAAGCAATTTCTTGCATCGCATTTGGATTTCCATACTCAGATAATGGCGCAAAAGGTGTAGATGCCGCACGTTTTTCTAATGTACGGGCCCCCTTGTTTGTTGAAACAGGTTGTACATTTACATATTGTTCTAAATTATCAACCGTCTGTTTTAATTGGTTAATAGTTGTGGTAATATCTTCCGGAACAATATAACCGCCATCTTTGCCTGTATTCTCAGATAGTGCTGCTTTGTATTCCTGCATAACGCTTGCTTCTTCATGACTTAAACTTTGACCACGTATTGCTTTCATAAATACTTCTTTATACGATGTATCTTCATTTTGGACTGATGTTGGAGGTAACGCTCCTGTTTGTGAGTTTACAGGTTCAGGAACTTGAATTTGCTTCATTGCTAGATAGTTATCTAGTTCGTTTTTCGCGTTTTTCGCTTCTTCGATTTTCGCCTTTGCATCTTCATATTTACCGCTGTTATTAAATTCCTCAGCTTTCGCTTTTAAATCAGCTACTCTTTGACGTAATTCTTGTTCATGTTTATCCATTCAGTATTTCCTCCTTATTTTGGCACAAAAAATAGACCTATAGTTCTAACAGGTCTAGTGCGTTTTGTATTTTTAATTGTTCATTAAGGTCCTTCTTAGGAAGAGAAGGAGATTTTGCTACTACTTTACTAGGTGTTTTCTGATATTTATCAAAGTAATCACTACTACAAGCTGCGACTTCTTTTGCTTCCACAACTTCAATATTGAAGTATTTTTCAGCTTCTTCACCACTTAACCAGGTCTCAGCATCTACTAATTGTTGAATTTCTTCAATTTCAATGCCTTCTTTTAAGTTTTCCTTATATACATTCATAATCCCAGACTCAATGTTATCCAGGTCTTCTGCTGCTTTTCGGAAATCAATTGCATTTCCAGCTGCATATGTCCAAGGCTTATGAATCATTAAGAAAGCATTAGAAGGGACAACAACACGATCACCAGCCAGGGCGATTACGGAAGCGATAGAAGCTGCAACACCATCTACATAAACAGTTTTTTGAGCCTTATTGCGCTTTAACATGTTATAAATGGCTAAACCAGCAAATACAGAGCCACCGCCACTATTTACATAGATATTAAGGTTACTTTTATCATCCAATTGCCCCAAAATATTTTTCACATCATCAGGCATAATGTCAGAATCATCCCATTTCCAACCTGTATTATTTATGATGTCACCATAGATGAATAGGTCAGCTGACGATTCCGTTTGATTTTTAATAGTGAATACGTCTTTAATTGTCATCACCTCCTTTCAGCGACAAACCTCCACTAGCTTTCGCTAATTGGTATTCATCCGCAATCTCAATGGATACATGATTTAGATCGACACGATGTTTATCACCATATTCTCCAATTCCATCTATATCTTCAAGCTCTAATACTTTATTGATTGAGAAAGCACCAGCATCTAACATAATCTTATAAAATTCCGCTCTAGATTTAGAATCAGCGCGAAGTAAACTTGTTAGATTAAATTTCAAATAATAACGCTTTTGTTCATTAAATGAAAATGTTTTATAAGAAAATTCTTCTTCATACTGAATAAGAATTGGACTCAATGTATTTTGGATAAAATCCAATGCCTGTTGCTCAATGTTTGAGAATGTAGCACGATCTAACTCATTAATCATGTGTAATGGAATATTAAAGATGTTTGCAATCTCAGCCTTATCGAACTTCATACCTTCAATAAATTGAGCATCTTTTAATGGCATCCCGACTTTCTCGAATTCTAAACCAGCATCCAAAATTGCTATCCTTTGAGCATTATTCAAACCTGTATTTGCTTCTTCCCAAGCATCACGAAGTACATCTTTTGCTTCTTTTCCAAGGGCTTGTTGTGTTTTCAATATCCCACTATGGGCTGCACCATTTGTAAAGAATTTACCTTTAAATTTTTGTGCCGCTTGTGAACTACCTATAGACTCTCTTGCAATCTGAATAGGTGGTTTACCCTTCATTCCATCAGTAGACAACGTAGTAAGATGAATAATGTCATCATCAGTTATTTTAATAGGTGTACCATCTGGTAAATTCGTAAAATACCATAACTTATTTGTCTTCAGGTCCACGATTGGAGTTGTTACAGCCGGATTTAGTGCCCATAATTCTTTCGGTCTGCCATCCACACCCCAATGAATATTGATGTAAGCATTTCCCCATGTATTGCGATGCGTTTCGATTAAATGCTTGAATTTAAATGGGCTTTGATAAGGGTTTGGCCGTCTTTCCAAAACAAATGACACTTGATGCATCTTATCTCGCTCTCGTCCTTTTGACGTCTTTCTAAAAACTTGAAAAGGAAGCATTGCAACACTATTTGCAAGGATATTAATGCATCGATATACTGTTGGGACTCCTAAAGATGATTCAACCGTAACCTTTTCACCACTTGCGGCTTGATAACCAAATAGACTTTTAAACCAAGGAGACGGATTTTTCAAATCAGTCGTGTCTTGATTCTTAAATAAATGCCGAAAAATCAAAAATTTCACCTCCTTTCTACCTTCTTATCATTACCACCCCCAGCATTATGAGAATAAACCCTAACAGATACCAGCCGTAAATTGGATTAATAAAAAAAGTCGTCCCAACAATGATAGACAACCCCGAAACAAGTAAAATATCTTCTAAAATACTAATAAAAAACAATAAAAAACGCATGTAATTCCTCCTAAAATGAGAAATCTTGACTTAAGATATATGAATTTAAATCCATCTCACCAGAATTGAGAATACAACGAACATGTGAGTTTATTACAGCCGCAATCGGATCGATTCTTTCTGTTGCTTTTGACTTGTCCAGCATAATGTTTTCATTGGCATCTTGCCTCGTTATAGCATTACTAGTTGCCCAATTCAATACAGGGTTGTTATTGTGGATGACTTTCTTTAGATACACTTGTTCTCTAAAATCTTTTGTAGGGCCTGATAAAGTCGCCATTCCTTGGCGTATCTCTATCATCGTATAGCCTTCAGCTTCCATGTCTTGCATAAACTGTGTTGCATTCCATGGATCAGCACATATTTCTTTAATTTTGAACTTATTCTCTTTCTCCATGTTTCTAATATGTGTTTTGATAAATTCATAATCAACTACCGCACCAGGCGTTGGCGTGATCCATTTTTGTTGTACCCACAGATCATAAGGAACTTTATCCGTTTGTCTCTTCTCAGCTAATGTATCTTCCGGCATAAAACTATGACTTAAAACAATATACTTATCATCCTTCTTGAACTCAAATGAAATGCTCGTTAAGTCAATTTTGGCTGATAAGTCTACTCCTACTGTACATTCCAAACCTTTTAATTCAGATAATTCAACAGTTCCATCGCAATCTTTCCACTTTTTCATATCCATGTAGCCGTTTTCCTTCATATCAACCCATCGATTCATATTTTTAGTAAGGAAATTCCGCATTTTCTCTGGCACATCTAATGCTGATTGTAACTCTCCTTTTAAAAAAGAGCACCCTTCTTCATAACTACATAGAATAGGATTTGCCTTCTCCCATACACTTGGGTTTGTAATTTCATCATCCTTATCTAATTCATTGACCATTACAAAGTATTCTTCATTTTCAATATCAATATTTGGGTCTAAAATTTTAGCAACATATTGATATTCCACACGATAGCATGGATTATTCAAGTTGAAACCTGCCGTTGTAATAATCATCATTAATGGATTTGGTCGCGCACCCGAACCTGATACAAGGACATCATAAATTTCAGAAGTAGCATGGGCATGATACTCATCAATAATCCCACATTGAACATTTAAACCGTCACCAGACTTACCAGCATCTTTTGATAATGCTGAGATAAAAGAGTTTGTCTTTAAATGTTCAATTTTTCCATAAGCAATATTGAATTTTCCTTTTAAATCCTCGCATCCATTCATCTGCGCTTTAATCTCATTCCAGACAATTTTACTTTGCTCTGTTTTTGTGGCACCAACATATACTTCAGACATATTCTCACCAAAGGCCATTGCTTCATATGAACCAACGCACGCTAAAGATTGTGACTTTGCATTTTTACGACCTACTTGCCAATAAGCTTTTTTAAATCGACGTAATCCCGTATTTCTATGAACCCATCCATAAATATTACTAAATACAAATATTTGTATAGAATGCGGTTCAATCCTTTGTCCAGCCAGTTTCCCTTTTGTATGTTTAAATAAAGACATCCATTTTAAAAAACGAAGTGCCTTCTCTTCATTAAAAACATAAGGGAAATCTTCAGAACCTTCACGCTCAATATCTCTTGAAAATCGTTTACAAGCTTGTTTATGTTTTTGACAGGCAACGACCTCACCACTTAGTACATCATCACAATAGTCCAACATCCATTGCTTAATCATGTTATACGTCAAACTCCTTTTCTATATTAGTTTTCGGACCTTGTTTTATATTTGGAATTACAATTTTTGCTCTTGCACTCGGTGTAAGACCAAACTCAACAGCCAAAGCCTTCATTTGTTCATGCAGTTGCTTCTTTTTTGTAAGTAGTGGATGTGGAACTTTATTGGTTTCAGCTGCCTTATTGGTATATTCAACAAGAAGTCCTTCTTCTCGTATAATTTTGGTGCATTCAACATAGTCAGAGTAAGCATCGCAATACGTTGCTAATGCATTCACATCTATGTTTGTAATAACATCTAGCTCTAGTAATTCACCAGCAATCCGTCTAAATTCTTTCTTGGCAACTGAATCTAACCACGTTGGTGGCTTTACCTTATCCTTTTTTGCTTGTAACTGTTTTTCGGCTTTTAATCGCTGCTCAATTTCATCTTTTGTCAATCGATTTGTATTACCTTCTAACAAATGCAAATGAATCGGCTTCGCTTTCCTTCCTATGCGAACCACCTCCCTCGGCTGAACCCCCTTTTATGGAATAAAACGAACTTTTTACACGGAAAGC